AACCAGCATTAAGTGTATCATTATAAAAGTATGTCTGCGAAACCGCAGCATCAATGTCACCTACGCCAGGGTCAGAAGTCGTTAGGTCTCCAATATTATTGGAGAAATACCCACTTTCTTGTTTATAGAGACCTTTGTAAGCAGATCCACTACCTCCATTGAAGGAAGTTGAGGAACCATTACCAAGGAAATAAACGTGGGTTGTATACCCGACTGACATTTATTTGTGTGTTTAGTCTTTATTATTTAGAAAGACCCATAGTCAAGTGTGTCATCATCCACACTGTCTGATCTATCAACAATTTCAAATGGTGTTGTGAATTCAAAGTCTGTTCCATTGAAGGTGAGAACATCATTAGTAGAGATTCCAGTAACATCAACATCATCCAATGTTGCAAGTGTAGTTCTTCCTGCTCCAGTAAGATTTCCTTGAGATGTTGCAATAAATCTTCCTTCTGAAGAACTATAAACAATCACATCACCATCATTTACACTTTCAGAAATAAGTTGTCTCAAACTTCCAAGAATGTCAGTTCCAATGAACTTACCTGAAGGTTGATCATAAACAACTGATATTTGATTAACTGCAGAAACCGATGAATCAACATCAGCAAGATCTACAAAACGTGTTGTTCCAACTCCAGATGTTACACCTTCCCACTTACCAGTTGTGGAGTTATATTGAAGAACTTTACCATCAACCTTTACACTGTCTCTATCAACATCATCTAAGAACTCCAAACGAACTTCACCACCACCACCTTGGGCAGCAGAAGTTCTAACAGTTTCATAGACCATTTTACGAAGTTGATCCATCTCACGCTTGAGTCTACGGATCTCTTCATCTGGAGTGTCTTCAACCTTTTCTTCTTCTGGAATTAGTTTCTCCAGAATCTCTATTGATTTCTCAATATTTGAATCATCAGGTTTCTTCTCAACAACTTCTTCGACTTCTTCAACTGCTTCAATAATTGGTTCTTCAATTATTTCTTCAATCTCTTCAATCTTTGGTGTTTTGTTTTGAACCTTTTCTGCAAACAAATAATCAGCAAACAACTTTGCTTCTTTCTTGATCAGGTCTTTCTTCTTATTCTCTTCAAGTTTCTTTTTCTTTAACTTTTTCTTCTCTTCTTCTAAGGATGAGAAAAGATCTCCAAGAGAAACCTCACCAATGATTTCTTTCTTTTCTTCTTCTTTTTTCTTTTTTCCTTCTCCAATCAGATTGAAGAAGTCTCCAAGGTCATTCATTTTAGACACTTACTGATGGCGAAACAATCACTGAACCTTCAATCGCTTTAGAATAATCACCAGAAGGTGAGATTAAAATAACATCATAATAATTTCTTCCTTCCTCCAAACCAGCAGTGTCAGTTCTTCCCATTGAGATGGTAACAACTCCTGTTGTGGAAGCAATACCAACTGTGAAACCCTTGACATTTGTGGTGTCAGTTGGGAACTTACTGATACTTGAAATACCACTGTAACCAGTTAAATCCTTAACCGCACCAGTATCAGTCTTAATTGAGAACGTTGTTGTAAAATCCGTCCCACGATTGATTTGGATGTTAACTGCTGGAACTGCCATTAGATTTTAACAGATGTGACGTTTTTATATCTTTGATTTGATGCTTCTTCTAAAGATTTTGTTTTTGTGGTAAATTTTATTTTCTCATCAAAGTTTTGAGACCATCTTCTCTCACCACAATAGTAAAGAGTTTGGTTTGCATCAAGGGAAGATGGTTTTTGGAGATACCAAGCCATAATCTTCTTTTTAGTTATTTATCAGTGTTTGTATTCTTTAAAAGTTTTTGAAGTTCAGCTGTGGATCCAACAAACAATGCATTAGTAACATTGGTTGGATTTTTGGCTTCCTCTTCTTTATTCACATCTTTTAGTTTTTGTTGAAGGGTCATCAGTTTATCTGTTGCATCAGCAACATTTTTGATTAACTGACCAGCAACTTCATATGCCCTTGGCATTTCACTTTCTTGAGCTAACTCAAGAATTCCATTGATTGCTTCTTGTCCCTTTTCAATGATTGAGTATAAATTACCCCTGGTATACTCATAGTCTTTTTTGATATCTTCACCAGAGTTTTTGAACTTTTCAATCTTTTTTTCGATATCATTTTTCTTTTCTATTGATACTTCTGTAGGAATGACATTGAATGTATCATCAAGGTCTTTGTATTTTTCACTCATAAGTCACCTCAAAAACTAGTCCCACTGAATCCAAAGTCATCTCCAAATTCAATGAGGTTGTCATCAGCAGCAGTAATACTCAGGACTTGAGCACCAAGAACATGATTTTGTGGTGTTGTGTTATCTTGTGCTCTTCGAACTGTGAGTTTGTTTCCAGTAATGGAATCAACAAACATTTCTTCCTGACCAATGTAAATATAAGTTCCTTTTGTTACCTTTGTTCCATCATCAACAGAGATGATGTTTTGTGAGAGATCCACATTTTCTGAAAGAAGTGTAACAACACTTCCATCGTAATCTTTGGTTGCTCTTGGTGTAACTTGATAAGTAAGGTCTCTTTCTGCGTTTGGTGAACCAGGTGTTCCTGCAACGTAACCAACAGTAACCTTTTTGATGATGTCGCTTGTGACATCTGTAACAGGACCAAATACGTATGCCTTAGCAGTAAAGTTTAGTGTGTAAACAAGCGCCCTTCTTGTATCAAAATTACCTTCATAATCATCATCCATTGTGATGGAATCCAACTGAACAGGAATATCTCTCTTTTCTTTTTGATCTCCTAAAAAGTTTACTGGTAGACTATAAGAAGGTTGAAAATAAGGAAGAATTTGTTCAACAATTTGAAGAGCATCTTCATTCAATTTTGCCATAATTGACAACTGAAATCCCATGTTATATGGGACAGGGAGATAACTCTTTTTTAACTCCTGACCATCAGGTGTTTGATTGATAAAGTAAGTTGTTTGAGTTGATTTGCGTGAGGCATCATATCTTAAATCAGTGAATTCAAATGACATTCTTGGAAGAGTCATTTGAACAGGACGATTTAGATCAGCTTCCTGCTGCATTCTTGCAAGAAACTTCTGTGTTGGTCCATATGCCAAAGGCACTTTGATAACACTCTCTACCTCACCAGCTGAGTTCTTATGTTTGATTTCAATACCATTGAACAAAGAACCAAATGATACAATTATTGATCGAAAGACCTCGTTATAAAAATACTCAAACATGATCGAACTTCAGTTATAACACTATTTATCAGGGCATTCCAAAAGGATTGACTTCACTAAAGTCAATAATTAAATCTGCTTCAGTTTCAATGTTATCATTATCTGCATAAGGTGTAACTAAATCATCTTTGTTTTGGAAACTCATTGCATACTTGGCTCCAGATTCAGATCCAACAATCACTTCACCTGGTGTAAATGTTCCATCAACAATGGAAATTTCAAGTGAGTTGGTTGATGGTTCCCACTCCTTCACTCTTGCAGTAACACCAGATGTTTGACCAGTAATTATTTCATTGAAGATGTAAGTTCCAACTCCAACTCCTGTTGTAATTCCTGTTGGTCCATCAATAATAATTTGTGGAACATTAGTGTAACCATAACCACCATAAGAAACATAAACAGCAGTAACAACGCCAGCTGTGTTGATAGCTGAGTAAGCCCTTGCTACACTTCCAAATGATCCATCATTATCATATGAGTATTCATTAGAATCAAATGTCTCATGAGTATCATCAAAAGTAAAGGTTTGGAAACTCACATTTGGTGCAGTTGTGTATCCAGAACCACCATCTGTAACAGTGATGTATTGAATTGTTCCAGTCGCAATTCCTGCAGTTGCAGCGGCACCAACTCCTCCTCCACCTTGAATGGTTATCCAAGGTGCTTCAGTGTAACCACAACCCGCATTGATGAGATTGATGTGTGCAATCTTACCACCATATTGACCATTACAATTGGTGTAAATGTTGGTAATAGATGCCACACCAACAGCAGTTACACCACCTGCAGGAGCAGAAGAGAATCCAATAACTGGTTGTTTCTCATAAGAACCACCCATGTTTTTGATGGTGATTCTGTTGACTCCACCAGTTTCACAAACAGCAGCTGTTGCAGTTGCTGTTCTTCCAGTACCAATCATTGTGAGTGTTTGGATGTAACCAATCTGTTGAATCTCTTCATCGATTTCGGCTACATTAGTATCAATAACCTCATCCTCATAACGGAAGAGTTCACATGTAAGTTTATAAACGTAGTTCTTCTTTAACTGATAAAATGGTTGTTCATGTTCAACAAACTTGATTTCAAATAAACGTTCACCAAGAGGGAAGTAAATCAAATCACCTTCTTTGGGACGATCTGAAAGTTCAATGTCTGGAAGATTTTCAATCAGTGGAGCAATGTAATTCTCATATCTTTCTCTTGATATGATGAGAATTAAATCATCCTTATCTTGGATACCAAACTTTGAGAGAATAGTTCCTTCACCAGTATAACCATCATAATTATCAACATATGCCTCCAGTGGATAAGCATCTTTGAATTCAGATTGAATAACTTCACGTATTACAGTGTTAGTTGTGACATATCTTCGAGGCATATAATATGTCTCAACACCATACATCCTCAACTGTTCGTTGACGAGTGATTGGATTAATCCTTGTTCTGTTTTAGTACCGTTGAGAAAGAATGGATT